ATGAGCACCGAGTACGACTACATCGCGGCGATCGACTCCCTCGTCAAGGGCGACGAGCTGCCCCTAGGAGAGCCCGAAAAGCAGCTTGCCATCGACGCCGCCTTCAAGGAGCACTCGCGCCCCAGGCCCTGGATCGTCGTCGAGGACGAGGCGGGAACCGGCGGGTTCGACTACGCCGTGACGCTGCTGGCCTCCTGGAGCGAGGGCTTCTCCTCGATCCGGAAGATCGAGTACCCCCTGGACGACGACTCCGTCGACGATACGACCCTCCAGGACAACGCCTGGTCGCTCTACACGAAACCGTCGGGCAAGGTTATCCGCTTCCTCGAGGACGCTCCGAAGACGACCGAGCACTTCCGGGTGACCTACACGGCCCTGCACGAGGCCTCGGCCTCGCACTGCACGGTCGACGCCGCCGACGAGCAGGCCGTGCAGATGCTGGCGGCCAGCTATTTCTGCAAGATGCTGGCGGCCTACTTCAGCGCGACCAACGATTCGACCGTCCAGGCCGACAGCGTGGACCACAAGAGCAAGGCCTCCGAGTACGCCGCGCGGGCAAAGATGTACCGCGAGAGCTATTTCCATCACCTGGGGCAGGAAGAGAACAAGCTGATGCCCGCCTCGGTGACGAGGGACCAGGACCTGCAGCCCTCCTGGAGGGGCGACAAGCTGACGCACCCGAACAAGTACCGCTGATTTTTTGCAGATAGACGGAGAAACGGCGTGCTGGAGCTGAAGATCAAAGCCGACATCCGGGGCCTCGACGAGATGACGGCCCAGTATCCGCAGGCATCCGACCGGGCCCGCAGGGGGAGGCTCGCGGAGGCGGCCCTTCTGCTCGAGCGGGCCATCAAGGAGACAACGCCGGTGGGCGCGGGCCCGATTCACCTGCGCGACACGATCTTCTCCGAAACGGTGATCCAGGGCCTGGCCATCTCCGCGGCCCTCGGGACGCCTGCCGTCCACGGCGAGCCCGTCGAGTACGGGACGAAGCCCCACTTCCCGCCCGTCGCCCCGATCCGGCACTGGGTGGAGCGCAAGCTGGGGCTTTCGGGCAGCGAGGCCGCCGGCGTGGCCTTTGTCATCGCCCGGGCCATCTCGAAGCGGGGCACGAAGCCGGCCAGGATGTTCGGCCGGGGCGTCGACGAGCAAAAGGCGGCGGTCATTCGGATCCTCGAGCAGATCCCCGACGATATCGTCCGGATGGTGAAGGGATGAGCCTGGAGGCAATCAGGGACAACATCGAGGCAACGCTCAACGGCGTGCCCAACATCGGGCGGGTCCACAACTACCTGCGGTGGAGCGCCGACTGGTCGCGGTTCCTGGACGCCTTCAAGGACACCGAGGGCCGGATCCGGGGCTGCATGTTCGCCCGGCAGTCCGTCGGGACCCGCCGGGACACGATCGGCGAGAACGAGGGCATGCACGTCTTCCGGTTCGTCTTTCTCATGGGCCTGAAGGACGCCGATGCGACGGGCATCGTCTTCGACGATCTCCTGGAGTCGATCGTCGCGGCCTTCCAGGCGGATCTCACCCTGGGCGGCGCCTGCCTGACGACGCACCCGGACTGGGGGCCGCTGGCGGGCCTTGTGGCCCTGCAGATCGACCTGATCGAGCCCCGCATGTTCGGGGGCGTGCTGTGCCACTACGCGGAGGGGCGCCTCGAGGCGCTGGAAGCGGACTATTAACCCTCACCAGGAGGCAGTTATGTACCGGTTGAAGAAAGGCGTGGCGGAATTCGACGTGGTGGACGGCCCGTTCGCCGGGCGCGGCTACCGACGGGGGCGCGTCTACGCGCAGGCGGAGCTCCCGCCCCGGGAAGCCCATAAATTTGAGACAATCGAGGCCGCGGAGGCCGCCCCCACCGAGGCGCCGGCCGAGGCGAAGGGAGGTAAGAAGCGATGAGAAACTACCTGGCCGACTATGACCTGGTCGCCGTCTCGGCCAACCTCAAGGAGACGGCCCTGAACACGGAGCAGACCCTGGACACCTCGATGCTGGTCGAGAAGGCCACGGTGATCCAGCTCGACCCCAGGCGCGAGGACAACCGCGACGAGCTGACGGGCAAGGAGGAGGCCGACACGATCTACGACCTGGGCTTCCTGACCGGCGTGTCGCTGAACTTCGGCAAGGCCCAGAGCCAGCACTTCGCCTTCGGCTTGGCCTACGGCCTGGGCACCGTCGTCACATCGGGATCCGGGACGGGCTACAAGCACGTCATCACGCCGACCAGCTCCATGCTGCTGCCGTCCTTCACGGCGGCTCAGCGCTTCGGGCAGACGATCCTTAAACGCCGCTTCGCCTCGCTGCACGTCGACGTCCTGAAGGCGACCTTCGAGAAGGACTCCTGGGCCAAGCTCGCCCTGGAATGCAAGGGCACCGGGAAGTACACGGACAGCATGACCAAGGAGACCGTCGCCGCGGCCTACAACGCCACCTCGCTTACGCTGGACGCCAACGCGGTCCAGGGGGCCGACGCGGCCACGCGGCTGGACAACGTGCACAGCATCCGGGTCCAGGTGCCGTCCACGCTGGAATGGAAGGACGTGACGTTTACCGTCGTCTCCAACGCAACCCCGGCCGTCATCACCATCTCGGCGCCGGGCGTCGCGGCGACCTCGACGAGCTACGAGATCATCTACACCCCCGCCGAGGCGGCCTGGTGCACGTTCCCCTCGCGGGTGACCGAGGGGCGGCCCCTGCGGGTGACCGACTGCGTCCTGAAGATGGGCGGCAAGTGGAACGGCACGACGTATCTCGAGGGGCACACCATCTCCGACGAGGTGGAGTCGATCGAGTACACCCTGAACAACAACATGATGATCGAGTACCGCATCGGCGGCTCCGGCAGCTATGCCAACTACGCCATCCGGCAGGGCCGCCTGCAGACGCTGGCCCTGAACCGCCAGATGCGCGACTTTCTACTCCAGCAGCGCATGACGGACAACGAGTATTTCACGGTGCACCTCAAGGTCACGGGCGACGAGTACGCCACGGGCGAGAGCTGCTCCGTCGAGCTGCTCTTCCCTTCCTGCGGCCTGCTCAAGGTCCCCATCTCGGTCAACGGAAAGATCCTGGCCGAGGCGGGCGATCTGATCGTGATGCAGGACGACACCTACGGCTCGGTGAGGGCCGAGGTGATCAACAACGTGGCCACCTACGCCGCAACGGCCTGATGACGTGCGTTGATCTTCTCCTTTTGACCCGCCCCTTCCGTCCGGGGAGGGGCGGCCTGAGAGGGAGAAACAAGACACGGAGGCGACGACCATGCTGAAGATTTCCGCAAATCCGTCCCGGGAGAGCCGGCGTTTCGAGTATGCGCCCGGCGTGGCCTTCTGGGTGCGACCCGTCACGGCGAGCATCCTGCAGGAGCTGCGGCGCGGCTGCCTCACGAGCCGCCTCGCCCCCAACCCGAAGACCCGGCAGCTCGAGAACCTCGACGAGCTGGACGACGTGAAATTCGACGCCGCCCTTGCCGACTACATCCTGGAGCGCTGGGAGGGCGTCGCGGGCGAGGACGGCGGGGCCCTGCCCGTGACGGCGGAGAACAAGAAGCTCGTCCTGGACCAGCTCGCCCTGAGCGAGTTCATCTGGGCGGCAGCGAAGAGCCTCGACACGGCGGGGGCCGAGTTAAAAAACTGCTAGACCTCACCCGGGCCGCCTGCGGCCGCGGCGGTGAGGTTCCCGTATTGCCGGCCAACGAGGCCGTCTGGGAGCTGCTGATGCTGGCGCACCGGCAGTGGCGCTGCGGCGCTTTCGGGCCCATCGGGCTCGACTACGGCGCCCTCTTCGAGATGGCCCGGGCCCTGGGGATCCCGATCGACCGCGCCCTCCTGGAGAAGCTCTCCCTGTACGAGGAGGAGATCCTCCGGATGCAGGGCGGGAAGGAAAGCGCCGGCGTCTGCGACGAGAAACAGGCGCGGGAGTGCCGGGAGCGGATGGGCGAGTATTTCGACGCCGCCTGCGGCAAGTGCTCCCTGAAACCCTCCAAAGGCTGAAGCCATGCCCGACAAGAAAATCTTCATCCAGCTCACCGTCGACGACAAGGGCTCCGTCGTGCTGAAGCAGTTCGGCAAGAACGCGGAGGAGTCTCTGGGCAAAGTGGAGGGGAAGTCCGGCTCTTTTGCCTCGACGATTAAGGGGCACTGGATGGGGATCACGGCCGCGGCGGCCGGCGTGTTCGCCGCGATCGCCAGTCTCGGAAAGGCCTTCGACCTGGCCGATCTGGGCGCCAAGGCCATGCAGGCAGAGGACGCCTTCGAGCGCATGGCCGAAAGCGCAGGCATCAACGCCCGCGAGATGGCCGCGCAGATGAAAACAGCCTCCCAGGGCATCATGGACGATTCCGACCTGATGCAGAAGGCCGCCAAGGGCCTGGCCCAGGGGATGAGCCAGGGAGAGATCCTCGCCCTGATCAAGGACGTCCGGTTCGCGGCGAGGCTGGCGGGAGAGGACGTCAAAACCGCCTACGAGACCATCAACGACTCCCTGGCAAACCAGATGCCCAGGGCCCTGCGGAAATACGGCCTGGTGACCAAGGACGAGTTGAAGCTCCTCGAGAAAGCCCTGCAGGCCGGCGTCGAGGATATCCGGCTGACGGATCTCGCCCTGGCCAACCTCTCCATTCAGACCGCGCGGTTCGGCAACGAGGCGAAGAGCGCCAACGAGCGCATGCAGGAAATGCGGGCGACGTGGAACAATCTCAAGGAGGACGCCGGAAAAGGCATCGTGGCGGTCATTGAGGTCGTCTACCGGGCCGTCAAAGAATCCGGCCAGGCGGGAATCAAGGGCGAGTGGGATCTCCAGGGTACAGCCGAGCAGGCCTACTCCAGCCGTCACAGGCAGAAGATCACGGCCAAGCCGGAGTCTTTCGAGATCGGAGGCGCCGACCTTCAGCTCCTCAAGGCCCAGCGGGATAAGTTCGCTATCATCAGGGAGATGGAAGAAAAGGTCGCCCAGAAGGAGGCCCAGAAGAAGCTCGCCGAGATCGCCAAGCTCAACCAGTCCATCGAGGACGCCACGGCGAAACTGACGCTTTCGGAACTCGAGCAGGCCGAGCGCCAGGCGAAGATCTGGCGCGACCAGGGCGCCGACCGCGTAAAGGTAACCGCCTGGACGGCCGCGCAGATCGAGGTGATCCGGCAGAAGGAATCCGAGCAGTGGGGCGAGCACGTCCGCCGGATCATGCAGGAAAACGAGAGGGAATACCAGCAGCGCAAGGCAGTCCAGGACCAGATCGACGCCGTGAAACTCACCGGCATGGAGCGGGTCTACAAGGAGGCTGAGATCCTCCGCGAGCAGGACTATCTCGACGAGGATCTGATCCAGGAGTGGATTGGAGCCAAAATCATCGAGACCCGGCGGGACGCCTACGAGACGATCAAGGAATACGCCCAGGGCTACCGGCTGTTCCAGGAGGAGCAGCTCGATGAGCTGGCGAAAAAATTCCGGGAGGCAGCGATCGACGAAGTCGATATCCAGCGATGGAAAACAAACGAACTCAAGAAGCTCGCCATGCAACGTGCCCAGTCCACACTGGAAAACACGGATGACTTCGGCGCGGCTGCGGCAGCCCGTTTCGAACTCATGGCCCTGCAGATGCGCTCCAACGCGCAGATCGTGGCCGACGGCATGGCTGAGGCCTTCGAGGGCGGGTTCAGGACGATCAACGAGGTCTTTTTCGACGCCCTCGAGGGACGCATGAAGTCCTTCACCGATTACATGCAGGCCTTCAAATCGATCGTCAACAGGGTCCTGGCGGACATCGCGTCCGAGATGCTGAAGGCGACGGTTCTGAGAGGCATCGCCGGCGGGGGGAGTAGTATCTTCAGCCTTTTCGGTGCAGGAGGTGGCTCCGTCAGCGGGACGTACGGGTTGGACATGGCAGGAGGCGATTTTGGAGGGCTCGACATGGCGGGCTTCGCTGCTGGCGGCCGGCCTCCCCTGGGCAGGCCCTCCCTGGTTGGCGAGAAGGGTCCCGAGCTGTTCATCCCTGACCGGCCGGGGACGATCGTCCCGAACGCGGCCCTAGCCGGAGCCGGCACGAGCATCACCGTTCCAGTATCGGTCATGGTCCCGGGGCTTACGAAGAGGCAGCTTTCGCAACTGCGCTCCCAGCTCGAGGAAAGCAACAGCCGCGCCGTCGAACGGTTCGTCAGGGATAATATGTAATGGCCAATATTTCGATCGGCACCGTCACACTCGACCACAACCCCACGAAGATGACTCTCGTGCGGCAGGAGAAGAGCTGCTCCGCAGTGCAGACCTATGAGGGGGTCGCCTTCTTCTCTTGGGGAGCATCCATCGTCGGCAGGGAGATCGACCTGGAGTTCAGCTATGTGGATTCGGCCATCTTCGACGACCTGGACGATCTGTACAAGGCGGACGCCGCCGTCGTCTTCGACCCCCAGGACGGATCGACGAAGACCTACAACGTCGAGATCACGCGCCTGGACGGCGAATATCACCGCACGCTTGATTTTACGTCCGGGCACCTCCGCAAGAACATCCGGATCACGTTGCTGATCCTCAGCCAGGTGGTTGCGTAATGGCCCGCACCCTCGACGCCACTCTTGCCGCATCCCAGGGCAGCCAGTCCCGGCGCCCCATCGTGGAGATCGTCAGCCAGCAGCGCGACGCAGACATCCCCTTCGACGGGACGCTGTTGACTTCCCTGACCTCGGATGAATACGCGCAGAACGTCCTGCCGCACAGCACGGGCAGGCTGCTGCTGCTTTATGTCGCGGAGAGCGGCGCTTACAACGTGCTCCGGCTGGGCTACACGGACACGGCCCGGACGGTGTTCACCTACGTCGATTTCGGAAGCAGAACCACGGGCGACCAGAATATCATCGCCTGCACGCTCTGTGAGCTGACCGGGGGCAACCTCGGGATCGTCGCCCTGGTCAACGATCTGACCAACCACGTCTATCGGCTGCACCGCTACATCGTCACGGTCACCGGGGCGGCCGTGTCGAACGCGGAGATCGCGAACTGGAGCCACGACACGTTCACCAGCGACCCCTGGGTGCAGACCATCGGGACGGACTCTTACCTTCTGGTCTACGCGAAAATCAGCGGCTCGGATTATTACCTGTACAAGCGCACCTCGACGGACTTCGCAACTTGGGCGGCTGAGGCTCAACTCAGCATCGGCGGCCTCACTTCGACGTGGAAGATCCGCAACCCGTCCATCATCAAGCTGACGAGCGGTGACCTGTGGCTGTGGTTCGACGTGTTGGAGGCGACCGGCGCGGGCGGCGAAGAGCTTACGAACCTCTACTATTCTGTCAGCGCGGACGGCGGTGGGACGTGGGCGAACGCGGTCAAGGTGACGGCCTATACAGGCTATGGAGAGGTCGGCAGCCATCCGGTCGCGGCCCAGAAGGCTGCGAACCAGATGCACCTCATCTTCACTCGGAAGGTCGGGGCCCTGCACATGGGCGAGGCGGCTTCCGGTTGGCCGACTGGCGATTGTACGAGTGAGCTTTCTTGGGATTCTGTGAACCGGAAATTATACGCGGTGAACATCCATGCCCATGCGGGAACAAAGGGTTTGCAGTGCATCGTTAAGATCGACGTGGATACTTGGACGGTCGATCAGTATTGGGACGGCACGACGACCCCGGGGTTCCCCTCATTCATCTGCGGAGGGATGAGTGCGGCGTATCATGTCTGGGTCTGGAATCATTTGCATGACGGGCACCTCATCGCTATCACCTGTTGGGGTGAACGGATGATCTGGCTTCTGGACGGGGAAGCCAACACGATAACCAGCTATTACTTTGACGACAGGCCAGCGCTCAGCGTGACGGCAAACGTCACCTATTCTGGGAGCGCGGACTATACTTCAATTCACGGCACTCAGGTCGATGCGGCCAACAACCGAATCTGGGTCCTGATGACGGATTCCTATATCTGGCACCCGAAGGTCATGGTCGGATATATCGACACCACGGAGGCTACCCCGGAGTTTCACATCGTGTTCAGTTACACCGGGATCACTTCTGACGAGGCGGTTTCCCTGGACCCCACTTACGGAGCCAACGGGATGCTCGTTGACGTGGCAGGTGGGTACATCGTTTTAGCTGGAAACTCCGGCGGCTCGTGGGTCGGTGGTTGCTGGGTTTTTGACATCGACACGGGCGCGTTGATCGACTCGTGGACCAGTTCGGACAGTGATTTCCCCCGGTTCGGGCTTCTCCATGCGACGGTATACAACGGCAAGATTTATGCGGGTATGGCGAAGTATACGAGCGGTTACAGCCAGAGTTCTTTCCGGGGGCTCGCGGAGCTGGACATCTCGTCTGGAACGGTCGTTCTGTACCGCCCCTCCTATTGCAGCGACGATGACCACTGGTTCGGGCGGCCGTTTCACCTCAAGGACGGGCTGCTTGCCATGACCCATCACGGGTACGGGGTCGCTGTTTTCGACACCATCGCGAAGACTTGGACGCTGTACAATAATGCCAGCCTCCCCGGCATGACGGTTGACGGGATCGATTTGAAGAGCGAAGCGCAAATTGCTTTTGATTCAACGAATGAAATGATCTTCGTCGGGGACGTGGGCGCATGGGGGGCGAAGGACGATAACGGCGTGTTCATGTTCAGCATCAACGGGTTCATCCGGCAGTCCACCCTCAGGATCGGAACGGACCCCGGCGGCGGCTGGTCCTTCGCTGCGGCAGCCCCGCTCGTTCAGGGTTATCTGGACTACGACGCGGCGGCAGCCGTCGAGCCGGGCTCGTCGACGGCCATGTATGTCTTCTGGACCCGCGAGGAGACGGACGGGGAAAAGAGCATCAAGTGGGACAAGGACGGCTCTGAGATCGACTTGTCGGCGTTCCTCGTGGCCGGCACGGAGGTCGCTTTCGACAGGGGCATCGACGGCAAGCCCGCTACCCTTTCGTTCACGGTCAGCAACGGTCACTTGTTCGATCCGTATAACCTGATGAGCCTTTACAACCTTTACTTGCGAAAGGGCAGGAAGCTCACGCTGCGGTTTGGCGAGGAAATCGGCGGGACGGATTATTTCGAGAACCAGGGGACGTTCTACGTCACCGGGACCACGCTCAGTCTTCAGCGCGGGCAATATCCCGTGATGGAGGTCGAGGCGGAGGACGGCCGGGCGATCTGGGCCAGCGCCCACATTGTGGCCACGGACATTTACAACGATCTCGGCGAGGACATCCTGGACGACCTGATGGCGGACGTGGCGAACCTCGCCCCGGCGGAGATCGACTTTCCGGCGATGGGAGGGTCATCCTTCGAGATTCAGTGGCTGGACACCACCTTGGACGAGATCGTGAACCAGATATGCAACCGGCTCGCGCATTTCTTCCGCTTCGACATGGACGGGCAGGCCAGCGCCCGGCCCATTACCAACGCGGGAAGCCTGTCCCACATTTACACGGGGAACGCGGATCTGGTGGTTTATTCGCCCGACGACAAATACAGCGACTTCACCAACCGCGTGACGGTGATCGGGCAGGAATTGGACTTCACTCAGCTCACCTTTGACGAAGAGCGGATCGCGCAGATTGCCGGGACCATCGGGTGGTGGGGTTGTAAGGCCGACCATGTAATCTGGTTCTCGGAGGACAAGAGCCGTCGGTGCATCAACCCCCGGATGAATGTCCTTGAAACGGCTTCGAGCATCCCCTTCCAGTTGGCCGGGAACGTGTCCGAGACCATAGAGGAGTGCGGGGTCGGGGATGATAACAAGTTCTGCACGGTCTACGTCACAGCTCCGAATCTGATCGGGATGCTCGCTGCGTCCCTGGCAATCGCGGTAGGGGGCTGGGCTATCGGCAACTATGCCCCGCCGACGGGAGGAATGACAATCAGCGTGGGCCGGTGGGTCGAGAAGGCGGGCCTGGTAGCCTGCGTCCTGATTCTCGGCTCGACGGCAAACTACCAGATCGAAGTCTGGGCGCAGCCGCTGGGCCAGGTGCGGCGGTCGGTGCAGGCGACGTGGGATGACACGGAACACCAGACGGAGATCGGGGCCATCGTCCCTGCGGTGATCACGGACCCGCTGTGCTATTCCGCGGCGGATTGTCTGGAGGTCGCCACCTTCGAGGGCATGGTCGCCCAGATGCAGAGGCGCCGGGTCACGCTCACGAAGGTCGCGCACCTGCAAGACGAGGAAGGCGACACGATCCGGCGGGCGCATCCGTACAGCGGCCAGAACATCGACCTGTTCATCACGCGCATCAAGAGGACGCTGACGGTTCCGGAACCGGGACAGGGCGGCGGGGCGTTCCTGGACGAGCTCGAGTGCTGGGTGGTCTCATGAGGCTTTACGGCGGCAGGCGGATCGCGAAGGAAGTGAACCGGCGGATCGCGGACTCCCGGGAAATGCGGGACGCCATCGTGATCGACGTGGACCAGACGAACCACTACTGCCGCGTCAAGATTCAGGGGTCGGACACCCACGTCCGGGCCTATTTCCCCGAGAACTGGGAATCGACCCCTCAGTACCTCAGGCCCGGCAACGCGGTCCGCATCACCCACCCGGGCGGCAACAAGGCCAGGATCGAGGTGGCAGGGCACGGCTTCCTGCTGCCGACAGCGGTTCCCGGCGGGTCGGTGGCGCCGACGCCCGAGGCGCCGGGCGACGCCGTCCTGACAGGCTGCTCGTTGGGAGCTACAGATCCGGCCACCCTGGCCGTGACCGTGGCCCCCGGCACGTTCCGCATCGACGAGATCACCTATTCGCTGAGCGGATTGCTCATGGACAGGCCGGACATCGTCATGGACCGGCTCGACCTCGTGATGGATAGCGTTGGCGCATCGGTCTCTTTCGACGCGGCCAGCGCGAGCTATTTCCGGTACGATGCTGTCGTGGTCGGCACGGACGGGGTGGCCGAGGTGGTCAAGGGATCCAACTTCGCGGCGGGATCCCCGATCGATCCCCCGGCGGCCCCGGCGGACCACGTCCGGCTCGGCTGGGTCCTCATTTACCCGAACATGACGGCGATCACGGAATCGGACATCAACCGGCTTTACACGGACCCGCTGCCGTCCCTGCTGGACGCTGTGGCCAGCGATGGCGACCTTGCCTGGGGGGAGAATTCCTCGACGGTGACGCTGACCATGCGCGACCAGTATGGCAATCCGTACAGCCGGGGCGGCGAGGGCTACCTCGTGACGCTGACGTGGAACATCGGCACGGGCAACATCACCATCGGAGGCGTGGCCACCGACGAAACGACCAGCCCGCTCACCATCCCGATCGTCGGGAACTCGGAAAGCATTTCCTTTGCGCGCTACCAGAACGACCCGTTGGACGGCAGCTATCCCCGGTCGGTCGGGGAGCCGGACGATCAGACTGTCGTGTGGAGCTTGAGCGAAGCCTATTCGGGACTGACAACCGCGGTGACCATCCTGCTGCGCAATACAGCCGGCGCGGTCATGTACTGAGAAGGAGGGGAATCATGTTTCGCACGTTGGAGCGGATCGCGAAGGCCCTCGAGGGCATCCTGTACGAGGTGCGGGAAATGAGGGCGGAGCAGAAGCGCTACATGGAGCTCGCGCAACGGGAGGCGGCAAACGGCCCGAAGCGGATTCTCGAGATATTCGATCAGGCGAAGGCCCTGGTAGGAGGTCAGAAGCATGGGTAATTACTTCACGGCTTTTGCGGCGGGCGTGACGGCCTTCACGGCGGCGGCGCTGGGGGCACCGCTCGTGACGCTGGACAGGGCGATCACCTACCACAAGGGGGCTTTTGTCGGATGCGACGGGGTTCTCTCGTGGACTTCGGCCACCGGGGTTCTCGACTGGACGGGCGCGATCCACATCTACTTCACGAGCGCTGCTGGGAACGCGGTTCACAATTCCATCGCGACGGGGAACATAACCCTGGCAGACGGGGAGTTTTGCTACGTCACGCTCAGCGAGACGAACGATGCGGTCCTCACCATGTCCAAGGCCAGCCTGGGCGCGGGGTCCGCGTCCGCGTTCAAGGCGTACAACGTCCTTTGCATGGGCTACCGGAACACGGCTGATGATGGGTTCTACCCGGAAGAGCTCGCGGGCGTGTTCGCCACGATGCTGGCAGGCGGGAGCTACGTCCAGAAATCGACCTATGACGCGCAGAGCATCCTGGCAGCTGTGTCGGACAACACCCCGGTCGCCGTCACGGTGGCCGAACAGCGGATCCTCGGGCGCAAGACGGGCGGGAATATCGCGGCCCTCACGGGCGCGGAGGTCCTCTCCATCTCCAACGGGATGCAGGCCGGGCAGCAGGCTGTCACCTGCGCGGACAACGTCACCATCGACTGGACGGCAGGGTCCACGGCCTACATGACTTTCGACCGGGACGCCGTGGCCGTGACCCTGAGCAACCCGGTCGCCGGCCAGGTTTACCGGTTCCTCGTGAAGCAATCGGCGGGCGGGTCGGACACGCTGAGCTGGTCCACGACGGTCAAGTGGCGCGGCGGATCCGCGCCGACCCTGACGACTGCGGGCAACGCCGTCGACATCATCACCTTGGTCTACATCAACTCTGTGTGGTACGGCGACGCGGCCTTGAACTTCGCCTAAAGGAGAGCTGGCATGAGCACGTTTTACGTTGACAACCAGACCACGAAGGGCGGCGAGGTTTGCTCCCAATGGCAGGCGAACCACGCCTATTCGCTCGGGGCCCGGTGTGTCTGCACGACAGGCTACGGAACGGAGGCGGCCAGGGCCAGGGTGTTCGAGTGTACGACGGCCGGGACCTCTCACGCAACGACTCAGCCCACATGGGACACGACGGTCGGCAACACGACGACTGACGGGGGCGTCACCTGGACTTGCCGGGAGCCGACGAGCTGGGACAATGCAAGTTGCCTGCTTTTTTATATCACAAACCACGCCGTCGCAGCGGCGGGCGGGGATACCATCCTCGTCCACGAAGCTCACAGCGAAGTCCAGAACTCTTGTTCGTTCTTGGGCGCAACCACGCTGACTACACCCACGAAGATATATTGTGTGGACAAGGCGGACGATTCACTCTCCGAGGGGGCGCTGATTTATGCTTATAATGCGGGCAGTGTTGTTTTTAACGGAGGGGCGCTTTACAGCTACGGCGTGAAGTACAAATCAAACTATGACGGGATAAGCTTTACCCACAATGGTCGGGCGACTCACATTGTTTTGGAGGGCAGCGGGTCTACAGAGATCCTTCACGCAGGTTGGGGTAACGTCCGGCTTTCTGGAAGCGGAGATTACCCAATGGTTGTAGAGGTTCTCAACGCAAATATAAATATCTCGCCGTATGCCTATGGGTTCGACGGCGGTGTTGGCTGGTTTTCCATGCGTGGCGGAGCGGTTTTATTCAATGCAGGTGCGGGGTATCTGTATGCCACGCAGGGCGGCGGGTGCCAGCTGTGTTTTGAAGGGGTGGACCTGTCGAGCCTGCCCAGTACGGCTGAACTTCAAAACGTCAACGGTTCCGCGGGCTGGTATCACGCCCAGAACGGGACTGTGATTCTCAAGGGCTGCAAGCTGCCCTCCACCTTTGCCGGGGGCTTTTCTGCACAATACCCACAGAAAATCGGCGCTGGGTATTTCCCCTGGCACCGGCCGAAAGCCCATATGGCTGGCAACGGAAATACGGTCTACGAATTCCGCGAGGACAGCTGCATGGGGTATTGCCAGCAGGAAACCACCATCGTCAGGACGGGCGGGGCGTCGAACGGGACCACAAGTCACACGGTGAAGATGGTGTCGAACGATGGCGCGATTGAATTATTCAACGTGCTCATCGGCTCTGGAATCCTCGGCTGGACGGACTCGACGGACTCGACCACCTTCACTGTCGAGGGCATCTTGGACTCTGCAACGAATTTGCAGAACGACGAGATCTGGCTGGAATTGCTTTATCCGCTCAACGCCTCGGATCCGCGTTTCGGCGTGGCCATGAGCCGGTGCGCTCCGCTCGCATCCCCGGCAGACGTGGACGCCTCGACGGAGACGTGGACGACCACGGGGTTGACCAACCCGAACGAGTTCAAGCTGAGCGTCACGGTGACCCCGGGCAAGGCTGGGCCCATCATCGCCCGGGTCCATCTGGCAAAGGCCTCGACGACGGTCTACATCGACCCGAAGATCACGGAGAGCTGAGATGGCAACACCGAAGCAATACCTCGCGCCGGGGGCTGGCATCGTCAACGAGACGCAGGACGTGGATCAGCAGTACCTGACGCCCGGCGCCGGGATCTTGGCCGAGGCGGAGACAGGCGGCGGAGAACCGCCCGAACCTCCTTCCGGAGACGGCGGGCTGTTCTTCTGCCACGGATAAAAGAAGCCGCCCCGGTCGGAGCGCCAACTCCGCCGAGGCGAGAGGATGTTCAAGCATCCAAACGGGCCGATTCCCGGCTTCTCCGGGTATATCGGCAGAAAGGAAGGATGCCATGAACAGTCCGCTTAATTACACGGGAGGGAAGTCGAGACTCGCAAAACGGATCATCGCGCGATTTCCTTCACACGCTTGTTATTGCGAGGTGTTTTGCGGCGCGGCCTGGGTCTTTTTCGGCAAGCAGCCGTCGAAGGTGGAGGTCCTGAACGACCGGGACGGCGAGGTTATCAACCTCTTTCGAGTGGTTCAGAACCATTACGAGGAGTTCATCCGGCAGTTCAAATATTATGTGGTCTCCCGAAAGCTCTTCGAGATCATCAAGCGTCAGGATCCCTTTACCCTGACGGACATCCAGAGGGCCGTTAAATGCTTCTACATCATGAAGACGAGCTTCGCTGGGAAGCTAATAAACCCCACTTTCGGGTATGGGACGACGTCGCCGTCGCGGCTGAGCATCCTCGATCTTGAGGAGAAGATATTGGAGATGCACTGGCGACTCGCCGGCGTCTACATCGAGAACCTGGACTATAAGGACTGCATCGAGCGCTATGACAGGCCTCACACGCTCTTTTATCTGGATCCGCCATACTACGGCACGAAAGATTACCGGCACAACATGGTCGACCAGGACTACCTCGACCTGGCCGGGATACTCGTCGGCGTGAAGGGCCGTTTCATCCTTTCTCTTGGAGATCACAAACGGATCAGGGAGATATATAGGGAATTCAAGCTCGAGTCGATCACCACGAGCTATTCGAGAGGCAAATCCAAGGAGAGCAGAGGTAAGGCAAGAGCAGAGCTGATAATCACCAATTATTGACAAATAGATCGAGAAATGCGCACCTGACCGATTGTCAAAACTAAATCGGACAGGATTCGTGTATCTTGCAGTTAGCCAGAGAAATATTTCTCCATCTATTTGCAAATGTTCTCCAACTAATTGTCAAACTATACGGGGATAGGGTATCGGGTATCGGGAAGAAAGGTCAAAACCGGAGGGCAAGAGAACATGAAGGAGAAGGTTGGAGAAGCAGAGAGCATGAAGTCGGCTACCGACTCATCCAACGTTCTTACCCTCTCACCATCTTAGCTTCTTGATTGGCGGGATGCGCCCCCGGTTACCCTTTTGAAAGGGGGATAACCGGCTTTCATTTTCAGGCGGGTCAAAAATGGCCAGATGCAAGGCGCCCCTTTCGCTCTTCCTCACTTCTGCTCTTCCGATCTTCGCAGTCTTGACGCCTGAAGACAGACCCAAGGCATTCAGCCGGATTGCGGCTGCATAGGCGCATGTCCTATGGCCCTGTCAGACCCCCTCTGCCTTGTCCGGGCCCGGCATTCCTATCCGAGATTCAGACGGGCGCCGATTTTCAAAAAGTGAAAAAACTATATATTGAGCTTAACGAAAGGGAACAAAGACCATGAGGTTTAGGAAAGGAGACACGACCATGAAAGAGAAAGCCAGGAACGTGAAGACCGACAAGAAGTACTGGACCGACCCGATGAGCTTCCCCGTTAACACGCCGAAACGCGGCCGGTCGGGAGAAAACACGGGATGTCAAGGCGAGGCGCAGACATGA